AGCCTCTGGGTATCGCCAATACCTCTGGCATCAATGCCGTGGATTTCGCTGGCGCAACCTCCGGCGGCACCGGTGTCCTGCCGACCTACGCGGAAGTGGTGGCAATGGAATCTGCTATTGCAGCGGACAACGCCGATGTGAACAGCATGGCCTATGTGATGAACAGCGGTATGCGCGGCCACTTCAAGACCACGCAAAAGTTCAGCGGCACCGATGGCTCACCGATCTGGGAGCCGGGTAATACCGTGAATGGCTATGGCACACAGGTGACCAACCAGATCCAAGCTGGCGACATGTTCTTCGGTAACTTCGCTGACCTGCTGATCGGCATGTGGGGCGGCCTGGATCTGACCGTTGACCCCTACACCCACAGCGCCAAGGGTCGCGTGCGCGTAGTGGCGATGCAGGATGTGGACTTCGTGCTGCGCCGTGTCGAGTCCTTCTGCTTGGGTCGAGACGCAACCTAGCCCCTCATCACCAGGGCTGCCCGGCGCAGCCCTTTTTTCTGACAACTGAGAGAGTATGAGCATGGCCAAAAAAACCGAACTCATCGTGCTGGAGCTGACATCTGCCATCGTGATGGAAGGCGAGATCGTCACCGCGGGTAACCTGATTGAAGTGACCGAGAAGGAAGCGCGTAACCTGCTGGCGCGAGGTAAAGCGGTGGTTGCGGATGAGCAGGACGTTGAATCCGCAGCTGACGCTGACCTGACCAAAATGACCGTGGCGGACCTGCAGAAGCTGGCCGGTGATATCGGCATCGAAGGCTTCAAGTCGATGAAGAAAGACGAGCTCATCGCAGCGATTGAAGCGGCTTCCGAGGCTGATCAGTAATGCCAGCCCCTGACTGGGAAAACCTCGACGACTTCCTGGACGCCGAAGAGTTCGCGGTTCAGGCGGTCATCGAGCTGCAGGACGCCACCAGCCGAACCGTTACGGGTATCTATGATGAGCCCTACTTGAATGCAGAGCTGGGCGAATACGATATAGATACCAGTCGGCCCAGGTTTACCTGCAAGGAAACGGATGTCCAGGGCGTGATGCGAGGCGACACCATCAGCATCGATGGCACGGTGATGGACATTATGACCAGCCCGCAGCCGGATGGAACGGGCATGGCGCTGCTGGATCTGGCACCACGGGGGTGATCCATGCTGTACATGGATATCGACTACCAGCAGATTGTCGATCTTCAAGACGAGCTGGGCGCAACGGAAAAGCAGGTTCAGATGGCATATGGACGGGCAATCAGCCGTACAGCCAAGAGCCTGCGACGCATTGCCAGCAAAGGACTGGTATCAGAGCTTGGGCTACGCAATGCAAAAGAGCTGCGCCGGCGGCTTAAAACCCTGCGCCTGAAAAAGGCATCCACGCTGGACGAGGTAAAGATCTGGTTTGGTGCTAACGATATGGCCGTTTCCTCATTCAAAGGGACGCCGACGAAGACCCGCACCGGTGCTTCATTCAGAGGGCATGACTTCCCAGGCGGTTTCATTGCGAAAGTCGGTAACGGCAAGCGCTCAATCTTCAAGCGAAGCGAGCAGGCACGACTGCCGATTTATGAGCAGACGTTGCCCGTCAGCGACCAGATGCAGACCTACATCGAGGACGAGGTTTTCACTGATGAGAACCTGGGCTCAATCTTCTTCAAGCACTTCACCGCTGATCTGCGAGCACGCGTGATTTATGGAGTAGGGCGCAAGTAATGAACGCCAACACCGAAATCGATCTGAACCAGCTTCACCAGTCCATCATCGATGCGATCGCCGCGCAGTTTCCCGATCTGGTCACGGTTGACGACTACCATGAAGAGCGCAACCGGCTGGCCATTCCCGCCTGTCTGATCGAGCTGGCCGATATGGAAGGCTCCCCGGATGATGATCCAGGTACTGAGCAGCTGGCGATGGTGGCGCGTTTTGAGGCGCGCATCATCATTGGGTTCCGCACTCCTCATGCCAAGCGCGAGATCCGCAAACTGGCCGCCGCGATTGGTGCTTTCATTCAGGCTAACCGGTTTGGCCAACCTATTTCTCCCGCCGAGGTCACGGCCATTACACCTGACGATTTCAGCCCCGAGCTGGACCAGTACGAGGTCTGGCGGATTGAATGGCAGCATATCGTCCACTTGGGCGCGACTGTCTGGACCAATGACGGAACTATTCCAACACAGGTGCTGGCGAGCTGGGAGCCTGAAATCGGGCCAGAGCATGAGCAGGCCTACCAACCGCTGCAGCTGGGTGAGGATCTGATCACATGAGCGCATGGGGGCTATCTGAAGTAGAACGTCGCTTGGCCAACATGGTGAAGATCGGGGTGATCAGCGCCGTTGACCATGACGCCAAGAAGATCCGAGTGGAAGCTGGCGGTATGAACAGCGCCTGGCTGCCCTGGCCGGTGGAGATGGGTCGAAACTTCAGGCGCTGGCGCCCACTGCGTGAGGGGCAGCAGGTTATTATGGTTGCGCCGTCTGGCGAGCTGGCCCAGGCTGCCGTGATCGGCATGCTGTATTCCAGCAGTTTGGATGCGCCGGATAGTAACCCCGACCTTGACCTAACTTTGTTTGATGACAGCACGCGTGTGCAGTATGACAGCGCTGCCCATCAGCTGGACGTTGACCTAGGCAGCAGCAGCCTGGCCATGAACCGCGACAGCATCACGATGACGTCTAACGGCAGCACCATTGAAATGGATGCGGCTGGGATACGTTTGAATGGTGCACGGATCGATCTGAACTGATGCCTGGAATTACTAGGGTAAACAAAGATACTGCAGGGGCTGTGATCATTGAATCGCTAGAACCATCCGTTTATGTCAATGGTTATAACGTTGCGTTGTTGGGATGTTTGGTCAAAGGCCATGGCGGCCCACCTCATTCCAGTCCGGTTATGGCTGAAGCTAGCAGCACGGTATTTGCTGGTGGTATAGCGGTTTGTCGGTCTGGAGATGCTGCCAGTTGTGGGGATTTGGCTACCGGCAGTGATGATGTAAATGCTGCAGGTTAGCAGGAAAACTCGCCAGAGGCATGGGCGCGCAACAACGTACATCATATTTGCATGAACGGAACCAGTGCGACTACCGGAAAACGCCTGAGCGGCATTGATCACCTGCGTCAAAGCATCAGGGACATCCTGACGACTCCGATTGGCAGTCGCGTCATGCGCCGTGATTACGGTAGCCGGCTGTTTCAGCTGATCGATGCGCCCATGAACCGCAGCACGTTGCTGCAACTCTACGCAGCCACCGCTGAAGCGCTACGGCGCTGGGAACCCCGTTTCAAGCTGACACAAGTCCGTGCCGAGTCGGCAGAGCCTGGCCGGGTCGTGCTGATGATTACCGGCACCTATTTGCCAGACGGTAATGAAATCTCTCTTGATGGCATAGTGGTGACCTGATGGCTGGAGCTTATACAGCAGTTGATCTCTCCAAACTGCCCGCACCTGACGTTGTCGAACAGCTCGATTATGAAGCTATCCTGGCGGCGATGGTTGCAGATTTGCAGGCACGAGACCCGGCGTTTAGCGCGCTGGTTGAGTCTGACCCTGCATACAAAATCCTGGAAGTGTGTGCGTATCGTGAGCTGGTGATACGCCAGCGCGTCAACGATGGTGCGCGGGCGGTCATGCTCGCCTACGCCGGCGGCACCGATCTCGACCAGCTCGCTGCAAACTACAACGTGGCGCGCCTTCTGATCGACGCCGGCGACCCGGACGCCGTGCCACCGGTACCGCCCACCTACGAAGACGACACCAGCCTGCGCCGCCGGGTGCAGCTGAGTTTCGAGGGTTTCAGCACCGCTGGCCCCGAGGGCGCCTACATCTTCCATGCCCTGGGCGCCGATGCCGACGTGCTCGATGCCAGCGTTACCAGCCCGACACCCGGCGACGTTGTTGTCACCATCCTCAGTCGCACCGGTAACGGCGCGGCTGATAGCGGTCTGATCGCAGCGGTGGAGTCGGTGCTGTCTGCCGATGATGTGCGCCCGCTGACTGACAACGTCACCGTGCAGTCGGCCAGCATTATCAACTATAGCGTGGATGCCGTGCTGACGCTCTACCCCGGCCCGGATAGCGCCGTTGTGCTCGCGGCCGCGCAGGCGGCACTGGCCGACTACATCGACGCCAATCACCGGCTGGGCAGGGATATCACCCTCTCCGGCCTGTATGCCGCACTGCACCGCGAGGGCGTCCAGGGCGTCACGCTCAACAGCCCCGCGAGCAACGTCAGTATCGCGGCCAATCAGGCCGCCTACTGCACCGGCACCACCGTCACTGTAGGGGGTACCGATGAGTGATTGCGTCAGTCTGCTGCCGCCCAATAGCACCGACACCGAACGCGCCATCGAATGCGCCACCGCCCGCCTGGCGGATGTGCCGGTGCCGCTGCGCAGCCTCTGGGACCCGGCCACCTGCCCCGCCAACCTGCTGCCCTGGCTCGCTTGGGCGCTGTCGGTGGATGAGTGGGATCCAGGCTGGAGTAACGATCAGCAGCGGGGGGTACTGTCCGCAGCGTATAGCGTGCACCAAAAAAAAGGCACTCGATATGCACTACAGCAGGCGCTTGGTGGGTTGGGGTACGGTGTCGACGTGGTCGAGTGGTATGACGATGACCCGGTTGCTGCACCGTACACGTTTCGTCTGATCGCGCAGATCGATCAGACGCCGATGCCCAGCATTAAGGTCTACCAGTCACTAGCCAGAGTGGCGAACTCGGCGAAAAACGTGCGCAGTCACCTGGACAGTGTGGCGCTAGCGGGGGTAACGCAGGGTCTCATCTATGTCGGTGCCGCATGTCTCGTGGGTGAAACCGTAACACTGTCAGCGGAGGCAGCATGAGTTATTACACAAAAGTCACTGCGAGCGGCATGTCAAAGCTGGCCGCGGCCGGTTCTGGCGGTGCTGCTGTCAACATTGTGGAAGGTGCGATCGGTGACGGAGCAGGGGCGGCTGTTCCGGCACCGGATGGTACTGAAACCACCCTTGTGAATGAGCTACAGCGTTACACCCTGAACAGTCTCTACACGCACCCGACCGATCCTGCACTGGTCATCGCTGAAATCATCGTGCCCGCCACGGATGGGGGCTGGAGCATTCGGGAGCTGGGGCTGTTTACAGCGGATGGTGAGCTGTTCGCGTATGGCAATTTTCCCGAAACCTACAAACCAACAGCGGCCGAGGGCAGCACGCGCGACATGCTGATATCCGTGGCAGTGCGTGTGGGTAATAGCGCAAACGTGACGCTGCTGATGGATGTCAATGTAGTCGTGGCAACCCGGGCGTGGGTGACGGAGACAGTGACTGCGGCCTATTTGCTGCCTGGCGGTACAGAGGGGCAGGTGCTAACCAAAGCGAGCGACCAGGACGGTGATGTTGTATGGGCGACACCAGCGGACTGGCGTCCACGAATCTTCTTTATGGGGCAAAACTGATGGCATCAGGAAAACTGGGGGCAGCGGACATCCCGGCTGCGGCGTACACCACGGTCTATACGGTGCCGGCTGATACTGTAGCAACGCTGAACCTGTCGCTGGTGAACCGTGGGGCCGATCCCGCCACCGTGCGGGTGGCGATCACCACGGAGGCCGGTGATCCTCTGGACGCAGACTTTATCGAGTACGACGCGGTGATCCCGGGCGCCGGCGGCATCCTGGAGCGCACGGCACTGATGGCCGGGGCTGAGGAGAAGGTGAAGATTTATTCCGACGTGGCGACGATCAGTGCGCGCGTGCATGGATTCGAGGAGGCTGTGTAATGGGTCGGATTTTGAGTGAGGGCGGCATTAGTCCTGCTGTTGCTGCGGGTAGTGCATCACTCGCAGCGCAAAACCCTGTGACGGGCGCATTTGGGGCTGGTAATTTCCAATTTTTCACGCAGTCAGGTACGTTTGTTGTGCCTGCAGATGTGTCATCCGTGCGTGTGCGCGTGTGGGGTGGCGGTGGCGCTGGATCGACTACACAAACCGGCGGATCGGGCGGTGGTTTTGCGCTCAAAACGGTCAGCGGGCTGACGCCTGGCGACTCGATCAGCGTAACGGTCGGGTTGGGCGGCAAAACCAATGGAGCCAGCGGCGGCGCATCATCGTTCGGCGCGCATGTAACTGCGACCGGAGGTACTCAAGCGGAGGGTGGCGGCGCTGGTACCGGTGGCGACCTGAATTACTCCGGGGGAGATGGAAAAACAAACACCAGCGGCGGTGGCGGTGGTGCTGCCAATGTATTAGGTAACGGCGGGAACGGCGGCGAGCCTGGGACATCGGGCGGCGGCGGAGCTTACGCGACATCAAAAGCGCCTGCCGGCCTGCCCGGCGCGACATCTCAGGGCGGCGCGGGTGAACAAAACGCCCCGGCAGTAAAACTATTGGATTCGATCGATTGGATCGGCACCGGCGGCGGCGGCGGTGGCGGACTGGCTAACAGTACACATGCTGGCAGTGGATTTAACGGCGGCGGCGGAGGCAACACCAATGGTTCGACCCTGTGGGGTGGGGCTGGTGGGTGGCCTGCTGGTGGCGGAGGCGGTTCAGGTGGCCTGCCAGGACATGGTGCTGATGGCCTCGTAATCGTGGAGTGGTAAGACAATGAGCAAATACGCACGCATCATCAACAACATTGCAGTCGACCTGGCCACCGATCCGGCGGCCCAGTTTCACCCGGCCATTGCGGCCGAGTTCGAACCGGTACCGGCTGAAGTCCAGCACGACTGGATCCGCGCAGAGGATGGCACCTGGTCTGCCCCGGCACAGGTTGAGCCGGTCGCACCGGCGCCGGTCTACCCGCAGGTCGGCCCGACTACGTTCAAAATGCTCTTGACCAGCCCCGAGCGCCTTAAGCTGAAGGAGCTGCGCCCGTCCGATCCGGTGATCGATGATTTCCTCGAGATCATCGAAGACCCGCGCCTCGAGTATGTGGACCTCGCGCTTAAATCCACCCAGGACGGCATCGACTACTGCCTGCAGCAGCTGGTGGCCGTTGGTGTGATTGCGGAGGCGGATCTGGCAGCACGGCGAGAGGCGATCCTGTCGGGTACATTGCTGTAAGTCCAGCAGCCGGTCACCTGATACCGCCCTTCGGGGCGGTTTTGGTTTCAGGAAATCACGCCAGAGGCCACCGCCGCTACCCACTGCCACTATTACCCTGACCTGATTTTTGAACGTCTGGCCAGACGAGGAATAGTGGCATGGCAGAAACCTTTTTGCATGGCGTGGAAGTCGCGGAGATTGATGCAGGACCGCGCCCCATCCGTACAGTACGATCGTCCATCATCGGCGTTGTCGGCACAGCTCCTGGCGCTGACGTTGATGCATTTCCCCTTAACACCCCAGTCCTGATTGCAGGCAGTCGCGCTGAAGCGGCCAAGCTGGATGCAACCGTTGACGGCACCGGCGGCGGCACCCTGAAAGCTGCGCTCGACGGCATCATGGACCAGATCGGTGCTGTGGTTATTGTTGTGCGTGTCGACGAGGGCGCAGACGATAACGAAACCATGGCCAATGTCATCGGTGGCGTGAATAGCACCACTGGTGAATTTGAAGGCGTCCAGGCTCTGCTGGGTGCCGAGTCAGTTGTTGGCTTTGCCCCTCGTATCTTGTGTGCCCCCGGATTTACCCACCAGCGTCCAGAGGATCCGGTCAACGCAGGCACATACCTGGCCAACCCGGTGGTGTCTGAGCTGATCGGTATCGCTGAACGCCTGCGCGCTGTGATCATTGCTGATGGCCCTAATACTGTCGATGCTGACGCCATTGCATACTCAGGCGACTTTGGCAGCCCGCGCGTGTTCGTTGTCGATCCGTGGGTCAAGGTGCTGGATGCTGATGGCAACATCGTCACCGAGCCGGCGTCTGCCCGTGTAGCGGGCATGCTGGCCAAGACCGACAACGACAAGGGCTTCTGGTGGTCTCCATCCAACCAGAACATCAACGGTATCATCGGTACCGGGCGTCCGGTGGACTTCAAGCTGGGTGACGCCAACAGCCGCGCCAACCTGCTGAACGAACAGAACGTGGCAACCATCATTCGTCAGGATGGATACCGCCTCTGGGGTAACCGAACACTTGCCAGTGACCCCAAGTGGGCATTTCTGTCCGTGCGCCGCACGGCTGACATTATTAATGAGTCGCTGCAGCGTGCGCATCTTTGGGCCGTGGATCGCAACATCACCAAAACCTATGTCGAAGACGTGGTGGAAGGCGTCAACGCCTATCTGCGTACCCTGAAAAGTCTGGGTGCGATCTTGGGCGGTGAGTGCTGGGCTGATCCGGATCTGAATACACCGGCCAATATCACCCAGGGCAAGGTGTACTTCAACTTTGACTTCACGCCGCCGTACCCGGCTGAGCACATCACGTTCCGTTCACACCTGGTGAATGACTATATCGAGGAGGTATTCAGCTAATGGCCGCTCGTGACGTATTGAAGAATATCAACCTGTTTGTCGACGGTCGCGGTTATGCCGGCCAGCTCGATGAGTACAACCCGCCAGATCTGACGCTGACCACTGAAGACTACCGAGCTGGCGGCATGGATGCGCCAGTGGCGCTGGACATGGGCATGGAAGGGCTGGAAACCAGCTTCACCCTGATCGCCTATGACCGCGATGTGCTGGCGCTGTATGGCGTAGCCGAGGGCAACAAGGTCCCCCTGACCGCCCGTGGTGCGCTGGAGTCCTATGACGGCACTGTGACCCCAGTGGTGCACAAGATGCGCGGCAAGGTCACCAGTGTGGCACGTGGCACTTGGGCGGCAGGGCAGAAGCCATCCCTGCAGATCACCATGCGCCTGGATTACTACAAGGAAGAGCATGGCGGGCAGGTCGTGCATGAGATCGATGTGGAAAACATGATCCGCATCGTCAATGGCGTCGACCGTTTGGCTGAGATCCGCGCAGCACTCGGCATCTAACTCATTTGGCCGGTAGCACCGGCCGATCACCATAGGAAGTACAGCATGAAGAACCAGGACTACACCGATATTGAACTGAGCAAGCCGGTGAGTGTGGATGGCGTAGAAGTCACCAAGCTGCGTATGCGCGAACCGACCGTGCAAGACCAGCTGGACGCCGACGCCATGAAAGGCGGCGCTGCCGAGCAAGAAGTGGCCCTCATCGCCAACTTGTGTGAGGTCGCTCCGGACGCGATCAAGCGCTTGCCACTGCGTGACTACAAGCAGCTGCAGGTCGCCTTCATGGGTTTTACCGAATAAGAGGCACCGACCTCAGGGCCATGGTGATCGCCCTGGCCTCTCATACCGGCTGGTCACTGGCCGAAATCAGCAGCATGACCACCAGCAAGTTCATGTGGTGGTGGGACGGGTTACCAAAGCGTGGCTAAACGGCAAAGACTTGATGCAACCATAACCATCGGGGCCGCCCTGCAGTCATCCGTTAAAAACCGGATCGGCTTTCTGCAGGCTGGCCTTCGTGGTGTTGGTAGCGAGATCAAGCAGGTCACCGATCGTCAGCGTGAGCTCTCCAAACAGCGCAAGGTGCTGGAGAAGGAAGGCAAAGCGGTCGATCACCTGGACCGTGAATACGAAGAGCTGAACCAGACGCTTGAGCACCTGCAGCGCAGCCAGAAGGACTGGCAGCGTGCGGCGGGTGCCGGTAACAAAGTCGGTCAGCGCTTTGGCCAAATGACCGGCGAAATCGGCAAGCTGGCGCGCAATACCAGTATTGCCGTTGCGGGCACGGGCGCGGCGATCTTTGGTCTGGCAAAAAGCACCGCAGAGCATGGTGACCAGACAGCCAAAACCGCTGACAAGCTCGGCATTCAGATCGGCGCGCTGCAGGAACTGCGTTATGCCGCCGAGCGTTCAGGCGTATCCAGCAAGACACTTGATACCGCCATGCAGCGATTTACCCGCCGCATGTCTGATGCAGCTAAAGGGTCAGGCCCAGCGGTGAAGGCGCTGGACGAGCTGGGGCTTTCGGCTGAGGCCTTGGCCAGCATGTCACCCGATGAAGCACTGGCTGCTACGGCTGATGCCATGAAGGATGTAGCCAATCAGAACGACCGTGTGCGCCTGGCGTTTGCTCTGTTCGACTCTGAAGGTGTCGGCATGGTGAACATGCTCAAGGATGGCAGCGCCGGACTACAGCAGCTGCGCAAGGACGCCCGCGCAACCGGCAATGTATTGAGCGACCAGGCATTTCGAGATGGCGAGGCGTTTCAGGATGCGCTGCTTGACGTCCAGTCAGTCATGGCCGGTTTTAAAAACACAATCGGCAGTGCGTTGATGCCGGTCGTGACTGAAATGATGGGTAAATTCACCACCTGGATGAAAAGCAACCGTGGCCTGGTGGTCGAATTTTCGGAAAAACTGGCCGCAGGGCTGAGGGATGCGCTCCCTGTGATTGGCAAGGCTGTTACTGGTCTCAGTAGCGCTGCCGTCACTATTGGCAGCGTGACTGCGCAGGTCGCTAATTTAGTTGGTGGGTTTGATAACCTGGGCATCATCATCGGCACTGTCTTCGCGGGCAAGGCCATTTTCTCTGTGGGCATGTTCGCTAAATCGATCTGGGACTTTGGGGCTGCACTGGTGGCGCTGGCTGGCGGCTTCCCTGCTGTTATTGGTGGCATCAAAGCGATCGGGCTGGCGCTGATGGCCAACCCGATCGGTCTGATCATTGGGGGCATTACACTGGCCGTTGGCGTCATGATTGCCAAGTGGGATGTGGTGGGGCCTTGGTTCTCCAGGCTCTGGGGGTATGTAACCAACGTATTCAGCAGGGCGTGGGAAGGCATCAAGACCCTCCTCAGTTGGACACCGATTGGCATGATCGTGAGCAACTGGGGCAGTATCACTGATTGGTTCAGCGGCCTATGGGGATCGGTCGCCAGCGTATTCAGTGGTGCTTGGGAAAGCATCAAGACGCTACTCAGCTGGACGCCACTCGGCATGATCGCCAGCAACTGGGGCGGGATTACCGATTGGTTTGGTGGGTTGTGGGACGGCATCGTAGAAAATGCCCGCGCCGCCTTTGACTGGATCGCCGGTAAGCTGGAGTGGGTGGGGAATGCTGCCGCGAAAGTGAAAGGCTGGTTCAGCTTTGGTGACGATGACGAGGAGGGGTCTACAAGCAAGCCCGCGGTCGGTGCTGCGCTACAAAGCGATGCGTTGGCGACAACCGGCAGCGCCGTCCAGAACTACCCATCAGACTATGAAGAGCGCCTGGCAAAGGCAACAATGGGCCGGTCACGGTCTGAATATATGAGCCAAAGCCAGCCGGTTACCAACAACGTCTCTCAGTCGAATACGTTCAACATCTATCAGCAGCCCGGCCAAGATGTGCGCGCACTGGCCGAAGAGATCGCACGTATCCAGGCTGAGCAGGAGCGTGGTGCTCTGTATGACGCTGCCCCAGCATGAGGTGATCAATGTCTGACATTATGATGCAGCTGGGTGACTACCAGTTCAGCGTGAATACAGCTGCCTACCAAAGCCTGGCACGGGCAACTGAGTACAGCTGGAAAGGGCAAGAGCGAATCGGTCAGTACGAGGCTTTGCAGTACACAGGCCCAGGTAAAGATGGGATCACCCTGAGTGGCGTGGTGTTTCCATCGTACAAAGGCGGTACCGCCCAGTTGGATGATATGAGAGCCGAAGCCGACAAAGGTCTGCCGCTGATCCTGGTGGATGGTCGTGGCTTCATTCATGGCCGCTGGGTCATCGAAAAGATAGACGAACAGCAGGGTGTGTTTGCCCAGGCTGGCTCGCCGCGCAAACAGGAATTTACCCTACAAATCAGGAAGTACGACGATGGCCCAGACGTATCGGACACGTGACGGCGACACCGCCGACCTGATTGCCTGGAAGCACTACGGTCGTCAGGATGGTCAGGTGGTGGAGATGCTGATTGATGCCAACCCCGGCCTTGCCGATCGCGGCCCCATATTGCCCGAGGGTATCAAAGTGACGCTTCCGGACTTTGCCGAACCTGAGCAAGTGAAAGGGGTGAGGTTGTGGGATTGAATATCAAGCCTGCCTTCCGCCTGGTCGCGAACAGTGAAGACATCACCGCAACGATCATGGAGCGATTCGTCAGCCTGACCTATACCGATGATGCAGGCGTACAGTCAGATTCTCTGCAGCTTACCCTAAGCGACCACGACCCGAATAATCGTATCATCCTGCCACCGGCTGGCGCCGAGCTGGAACTGTGGCTGGGGTATGACAACCAGGCGCAGCGCATGGGCCTATTTGTGGTTGATGAGATCGAGATTGCAGGTCCACCGGATACCGTGACGGTCAAAGCAAAAGCAGCGCCGGTGGCAACCAGTAGCAGCGGATCCGGCAGCACCCGCCTGATGGTCACAACACAGAAAACCCGGTCATGGGATGCTGGCCTCACGCTGGGAGGCATGGTCGACACTATCGCGCAGGAGCATGGCCTCGCCCCTGCAGTGGCTGCCAGTCTTGCCCCGATCGTACTGCCTCATGTGGACCAGGTGAACGAATCAGACATCAACCTGCTGACCCGGCTTGCGCGGGACTATGACGCCATTGCAAAACCGGCAGGCGGCAAGCTTGTGTTGGCCAAGCGTGGTGAGTCGAAGACGGTCAGTGGTAAGCCGCTACCCACTATCACCTTAGTGCCCGGGCAGGTCACCAGCTGGCGCGTTACCATCGCCAAGCGCGCCAAGGCGGG